TTAAGCTTGCACTCCTGCCATATGTTGATTTCCGTATGCTTTATGCCAGTATTTTTGAAGAGCTTTATCGACCTCTTTGATTACATGTTGTTTTTTTTCTTTTTGGGTCGTATGTTTGCTGTGAACCATTTCGTAAGGCATACATAGATATGAAACCACATCATCTATCAGCCACGTATTCGGAACTACCGAACTAGACATTACAAGTCTAGGGTTGTCAAGCACCTCTTTTTGTACTTCTTCTTGAGATAATAAAAGTTTTTGATATCTCTGGAAAAGCATATTCTTTAGAGTATTTTTTATGCCGCTATTCGTCATCTCTTCCGCCTTTGAAAGATTTTGTCTCTAACTTTTTCGTGACCTTTAGATACTACCTAAGCTTAAAAAGAGTTAAAAACTAAGCGAGGATTATACCATAAAAAAATGCGTTTTTAAAGCTTTTTTTAACAAATAAAGTGCTAAATCTGCAAAACCTCGTTAAACGTTCTCTAATATCTTGCTCTTTATGTAAGATTTTGTTAGATTTTGACTGTTTTTATACATTAAAGAGACACACTTCCGCCACAGCAAAATTGTACTGACACAGTGAAATTTTTTTGCTCTTATTTCTTCGGGCTTCTTATAATAATTATTTTAAACGTTTAAGCTAATTTTGTTCAAATCTGCAAAATCTTATCAAAACCCCTATTTTTTAACGTGTTTTAATACATAAACAAACTAAATCTAACCAAATAACTTTTATTTACTTTGCTTATAAAACCTCCTACAATCTTCTTGTTTCATTTCGTAAGTTTTGGAACTTCTGCGGCGTATTTGGCTAACCCCCTGCGCCGTTTGAATTTTGGGGGTTAAATTCAAAACAAAGGGTTTCACATGCCTAGAGAGTCTAAGGCTTATATTCAGGTGTCGGGCTATTTTGATAGTCTTGATAGAGCGTACAGCTTCACAGACGACAAAACGGGTGAGGTTATAAGTGGTCTTGCGTTGACTATTCAACACGTGCAAGAAAAAATGATAAATCTTGGAGCGGGCGACCAGTTGTTACCAATAAATACTCCAATAGTTATTTCAGTTCCTAAAGAGAAACTTCTTGAGGTTGCTAGAGAGCTTCCAAAAAGGCTTCGTAATGATGTAGTTATTGCGGCCAGTGGCATAAGAGTTTCTAAAAATGAGGCAATTTTTGACTTTGATAGTTTTGTTGATTCCAAAGCAGTTTCAGCGTCAGCTTCTTCAAAACAATAAATATTTTATAGAAAACAGGTTCTTTGATATAGAGGTTAAATCATTAATTTGACTGCTCTGTGAATAGATAAAAGCTATTCATCGGAGAGCAAATTTGATTTATTTGTAGCGTAGCGGTGGAAAGCAAGTTTAACCGGCTGTTCTGTTAGTAGTTGTTTAGCAATAACCGGAATAAATTTTTAGGGGTTTCCTATGAAAAAGCTTCTTTTTGCATTTCTGGCTATGTTTGCCGCTCTTCAAACAAGTGTTTTTGCGGCTGGCGCTTTGACTGTTGCTCCTCTTGGTACAGATGATTTTATCGCTGTTGCCGGAGCTGTTCTTGTTGCGTCTGCTCTTATGTGGGCAGTTAAAAAAGGCCTTTCGCTTATTAGGGCGTAAGACCTCCAAAGCAAAGCTCTTTACTTTTGCGGCGAGTTCGTACCTCGCCGCTCAAATTCTATCAAACGGGGGTTAAAAATGAACATTCCAACTATTTACTCTTCAAACGTCGCTGTTTTATTCTCTGTTTGTGTAGTTGGTTTTGCTGTTATATGGTCTGTAATAAAAGCAATAAAACTCTTTAGAGAATTTCACAAATGAGACTTTTATTATTTTTATTCCCACTTTGGCTTTTTGCCGCTGACATGAACGAAACTCTTGTAAGCGATTACAATGCCACTCTTAACGCTAATCAACTCGCTCTCACTTATTCTGATTACAACTTTCTTATGGGTCTCTCCGGCCTCTTGGTCGGCTTTGTCTTTATGGCAGTAACTCTTTTTTTAGTTGTAAATATCGCGAAAGGCCGCTAAATGAAAAAACTATTGATTTTATTACTTTTTGCTGTTCACGCTTTCGCTACAGATTACGCCGTGATGCCTATATCTTCCGACTTGGTTTTTAACTATTTCTTTTCGATTTTTGCATGGTGGACGCTTCTTTTAAGTGGTCTTTATGCCGCTCTTTCTTTATTTAGACTTTAGGGGGTTTCATGTGTGGTTTTTCCGTCTTTACTGCTTCTTTAGCACTCTTATTTCTCTGTGGGTGGCTTTTTTACCGTTTATATTTTGTTATCAAAGCTAAAGGTTGGTTATGAAAAAATCTCTTGTCACTCTCTTTCTTTTGGCTTCTTTTGCTTTTTGTGCTTCTATAACTACACAAGCAAATACTAATGAAAGTTGCTCTTATCGTTCTTCTTATGCTTGTGGCAATGGTTGTTCTATTGCTTCTTGGGTTACTTTTTTATGTAATGATATTGAGATTGGACATAGTCAAATTATTTACCATAATCCTCCCTCTGATACCTGTGGTTTTTATAATGTTCTTTATTCTGGTCCTTCTTTTAATCCTAATAATTCTTGCACACAATCTAGTAATAACGAGTGTACTACTCCTAGCGGTGCTAACGGTCGAGTTATTAAAGACGGCAATAGCGGCGATATTGGTTGCTATTCTCTTCCAAGAAACTCAGACTATGATAAAAATAGTCTAGCCGCTATTTGTGGTACAGGTTTTAAAAATATAGGCGGTAAATGTCTTGCTACCGAATGTCCTGCGGGTATGACTTGTGGAACAAATGCTAACGGCTCTGTAAAAATGACTGGTGCTGATAATAAAATATATACTCGTACACATCCAAACGGCGATATAGATGCCATTATGCCTAACGGTGCTTACACTACTTACGATAAAAACGGTAATCCTGTGCGCCATGTTGACGCTAACGGTAATATTGTTGCTGACGCTACTGCCGCCGGAACTCAAAGTGTTGCTACTACAGATCCTAGAGGCTCGCCTTTTAACCCTGTTATCTCTGCCGGACTTGTTGCAAATGGTTATCTCCTTCTTTCTGCGGGCGTTCTTGCTTCTGAAACTGGCTTGGGTACTTATCCCGGTGCTGCAATGATTGCTGTTGGCGGTATTGCTGTTCTTGTTGGCAGTGCTGGTGTAGCCATTGCCTCTATCCCTAAAAGCTCTAGTACTTCCAACGGCTCAACCTCCGGCGGCTCTACTTCTTCTACGACACAAATAGAACTTATAACTTTAGACAACACAGCTTCAACCTCTGGCGGCTCTTCTAGCGGCGGTGGTGCAACATCATCAAATCTTGTTGTTCCCGGCTCTACCACAACAAGCGCAAGCGGAGCGGTAACAAAAGTATATAAGCCTGACACTGCTACTACAATTACAGAAACTACAAATACAGACGGTTCACGAGATTATCAAGTAAAAAACAACACTACAGGCGAAGTTCAAACCGTCACAACTCCGGCAAACTATTACAACGATAACGGTGCAACAAACTTGACTCCTCCGACTCTTCCTGTCACTACTGCAACAGATACAAGCTCCGTAACAGGCTCCGGCGGTACTTATATCCCTGACCCTGCCACTGGCGGTTATATTCCTGCTAATCCTCAAACTTCCGGCGGTGGCTCTAGCGGTGGCGGAACTTCAAGCGGCGGTGTTTCAGCTCCTGCGGGTGGTGGCTCTACTGGTAGCGGCGGTTCTATGGGCGACGGTCAAACTTCCGCACCTGCCGGAACTGACGGTAGTGGTTCAACTTCCGGCACTGGAGAGGGTAAAGACTTTGGCGATGGTTTCGGTGATTTTCTTGTTTTCAAAGATTGGGATTCGACTTTAAAGGCTGTAGATGATTTTAAAAAGAATATTTCCGACTCTTTCACTAATTTGAATAAGTCCATCTCTGACGCTAAAAATGCTTTTCAGGGCGATAAAATACACGCTTCTATTGGCTCCGGCGCTCCTTGTAATCTTTCTTTTGCAACTACTTTTGGCTCTGCTGATTTCACTGCCGGAATGACTAAAGCGGCTGATATTTTCCGTCCTTTTATTATTTTTATTGTTTCTATATCCCTTAGCGTTCTTTCGTTTTTTGGTTTATATAAAGTCATTCGTGGGGGTGCCGAATAATGCCTGCTATACTTTCAACTATAATCAGCGCTTTTGGCGTTGTAATAAGTTTTTTTCGTAAGATTTTCCCCTGGCTAAATAATCTTACTGGTTTTCTTGGTGGTTTTCAGGTTCTAAAATTTGCTAAAGTAGCGGCTCTTACTGCCGCTTCTGTTGTTGTTATCGGTCTTATTTTTTCTTTTCTTGCTCTTTTGGTCGAGGCTTTTACTCTTCTTGTTGACTCTATAAACTCCGTTTTTTCTAGTCTTAACAATACAAGCTCACAGGCCTCTTGTGTTGTTTATTGGCTGAATGCCTTTGGCTTCGTAGATGGCTTTAATCTTGCTCTTCCGGCTTTTATAAGTGTTTTTACATTCGGTCTTCTCTTTATTCTCTATAAATATGGCTACAACATTGCTGTAAAGATTTACGATGTTGTCTCTAGGGTCTTTTAGTGCTCGAACTTGTTACAGGTGTTCCCGGCAGTGGCAAAACTTACAAGGCGGTTAATACTCTTTTTTCTATATTCAAAGATGAAAAATCTAATCGTTTTAAAGAGAATACGCATTTTTATACTAATATAAATGAATTCCGTTTTGATTTGTTTCCCGATGGCGTTGGCTTTCAGTTAAATTTTGACGATTTTTATTCTAAATTGACTATTTTGCATTTGTCTGCCGTTGATTTGAAATTTACAGATACCCAACTCAAGGAGCAGGCCAAAGAGCTTGGCTTGCTTGGTTGTCTTGTTGTTATTGACGAAGCTCAGAACTTTTTTGATAGAGATGATAAAACGCTTGTTTGGTGGATTTCTTATCATCGCCATTTGAGCCAAAACATTATTCTTTTAACTCAATCTCTCGACCTTTTAAATTCAAAATATAAGCGTTTTTCAGAGGGTTTTTTGTGTGCCGTTCCTAGTTCTTTGCGTCTTTTTGGTTCTGTCTTTCGATATAAACGCTACATAAAAAGTACTATGTATCCTCGTGATTTGGTTGGTACTGAAAAAATAAAATTCAATCAACAAGTTTATGAGCTGTACCACTCTGGTGCAAATACTCAAAGTTCTAAAGTGATTTGGAAGTTTTTAGGAATTGCCATTTTTGCGGCTCTCGGTTTTGCCCTTGCTATATATTTGGTTAAGTTGAAATGGTCGCCGAAAGAGCCTGAAAAAAATGAAACAGTTAAGCAGACTTCATCTGCTCCCGCTTCTTCTCAAAATAATAACTTATCTGCATCTCCAGCTCTTCCACAAAAAACTTATGAAGATGTTCGTCTCCTTTGCGGCGAAAAAACTTGCGTAATTCAAAGCGTTACGCTCACAAATGCAGACGTAGACAATCTTAAACGCAAATACGATTTGAAGCTCTTGAGCATTACGCCTTTTACATCTGATTTCAGTATCTATATCTATCGTTCTAACAAATTGGGGGTTTTAAATGAAATTTTGGCTGGTACTCTTTAGCTTTTGCGTTGCGGCTTTTGCCCAATTTATGACGCTCTCCGACTTCGCTTTTATGCTTTCTCAAAAAGAAAAATTAAACATCGTTTTCGATAAGTCTGTCGATAAAAATATAACCGTTTTCATATCTTCGCAAAGCACATCTACAAATTACCTCGAGCTATTAAATGCTGTTTTAAAGGCTAACAATCTTGATAGTTTTAGGGTTTCTGACACCGTTGTAATCTCTCAATCAAAAGTTAATGATGTTAGCTCAAGCACTTTCCAAAGTTCCTCTTTTAATGCCCAAAAAACTAGTGTTTTAAATTCTAATGAATATGACTCAAACAACGCTATGATGGTAACTAATGGCGATAAAGTCTTATATTCTGCACCTTTCGGCCGGAATGATAAAAATGTTACTTCTAATTGCACCGATTGCGTCTATGAGCCATTAAAATTAAACTTTCTCAACATCTCCGACTTAACCGACTTTCTCAAATTCTCCGGGGCAAAATATCACTACGTCAAAAACATAAATACAATCATCTTTGAAGCTAAAAAAGACGATAACAGTACGGTCCAAAAACTCTATGACGTTATCAAGACTTTAGATATCCCAAAGCAACAAGTACAGCTCCGCTTAACAATATTTGAGAATAATCTTAATAAGCTCTCCAATATAGGCTTCAATCCCTCTCTAACGGTCGATTTTTCGGCTTTAAGCAGGTCGGGCGCGCTTTTCCATGCTGACATGGTTGGTAAGTTTTACGGCTCTCTACGCTTCCTAGAAACCAATAACGCTACTAAGGTCACAAATACACCCTCTTTTTTAGTCTCAAATCTCGAAAAATTAGAATTTAAAAGCGTTGTCAACATCCCGTTCCTAGATGAAAACTTTGCCTATAGCTATCAAGGTACTAATCAGTCTAAAAAATACAAATATAAGGCCGTAGGCTTCAAAGTAGACATAGTGCCGACTATAGTAGACGACTTTGTGTATTTGGATCTAAATCTTGCCTTTGAGAATGTCGCTTCCGGCGGCGATTTACCAACTACTACGGAAAAATCTATCAAAAATAAATTCATGTTGCGCCGGGGCGAAATTATGCTTCTTGCCGGTATAGATAAATCTTCTTTTTTGCACACAAAAGAGGGCTTGCCATTTCTTGGCAATATCCCTGTTTTAGGCTCTCTCTTTAGCCATGACAACAAAAACGAAATATTCGAAACTTTTAATATATCTATTGAGGTGCTAAATGACTAAAAATACAGAAAAACTTTTTGAGCGACCGAGTGAGCGCCAGCGAACGAGGGAGCGAAAAAAGAGACTTGATTATTTAATAACGTTTGTTGGCAGTTGCTGAAATGTTTGGAGTTCGTGACCGCCATAGGCATGTTGTTTTAGACAAAATAAATTCTGCGATAGCTTTTCAGGCTCGCCTTTTTAATGTTGGCATTGAGGTAATAAAAGAGTGGTCTCATTCTCCGTTCATTAATCCAAAGAAATATTTTGCAGAGTTTCAAAATCGTATGCATTCAATTCATCATATAGGTTATGAGGATTTGCACTTTATGCCTATATTTCTTACTGTAACAATGCCTAGCGAATATCATACTCAAATGAATGGCGAAACTTATGATGAAATGATTGATAGAGGCCGCCGTTTTATTTCTTCTTCTTGGCGTTCTTTTCGCATGCTTAAAATTAATAAAAAAGTTCGTGATAAGTATGGTAAGCCGCCTCCTTATTATAAAGTGCCTGAACCTCATCAAAGCGGAGTTCCTCATCTGCATTTGGTTATCTATGTTCCAAAAGAGTTTTTTACAGAGTTTAAAAAGAAAGTCAAACAGCATTTTTCTGGACATACTAAGCTTATTTATAAATTTAGGAGATACAAAAATGGTACTCATGGGATTATTGCCTATGTCGCAAAATATGTTTCTAAGCTTGTCCGCTCTTTAGAGCTTGACGACGTTGGCGTTTGGTACTCTTATCATCGGTTTCGGCTTTTTACTACTTCCCGCACTCTTTGTCCTTTGTATATTCATCGAAAAATCAAGCGGTTTGAGGTGTTTCACTCGCTCTATGACTGCACAAAGTATTTTGAAAACGGCTCTTTGCATTGGAACTTTGATAAAAAAATGCTCCGTTTTTCTGATATCGGGTTTTTACATTGGTTTCCGCCTCGGACTCCTAAAAAAGATTTGTGTTTTGATATGACAAATTCAGAGAGTTGGCAAAGACATAAAGCGGCCTTAGCTCCTGATAAAAAGCCTCTTATTAAGCTTGTAGCGCATTTTGACAAAGATAATGCATACTTTCTTACTCCTGTTGTTCCTTTTGCAAAAATGAGCCATCAGGAGCTTAATGCGGAGTATTCAAAACTAAAACGTGAGCATAATCCGTTTAGTGATTTTGAAGTGGATAGATTTAAGGTGTGCGAAAAAGAGTATAAAAAGAGGTTTGCGCTATAGAATTTTGTATTTTATGATTTCATATCGATATTGTGGGCTGTTTTGTCTAAAAAACACTTCTGCGCCGTAGTTTATGCTTTCTTTTGAGGGTATTGCCATTATGCACTTTACATCGAGATTGTTTTTTTCCATGTATGTTGTGCAGTTGCTGTGGAATTTTTCGGCATGAATTTTTTTGAGTTGGCTATTTCCCGTCCAGTATTTGCATTGTATCAGTATCGTTTCGTTTTCTTTTTTTGCTATTAGGTCTATGCCGCCGTCTAGTTTGCCTTTTTCTAGTCCTCTGTATTCTACGCTATAGCCTTTTTCTTCGTATTGTTTGCCTACGTATTTTTCGTATTCTTCACCTTTTTGCTGATTTACGGCGTATATCTCTTTGTTGTTTAGTATTGGTTTTATTTTTTGGTTTTTTGCTATTTTTGCGTTTTCTGCTTTTAGATCTTCTATTCGTTTTACACCTGCTCTTGTTATTACATACATCCCATATAATGCTATTACTGTCGGTATTAGATAGATTATTTCCATTTTTATAGCTCCGTTAGTTCTGCTTTGATTAGGTGGTAGATTTTTTTTCGTTTGTTGTCTGGCAGGCTGTACAGGTCTTGCAGGATTTCTTGCATTTCTTTATCGTTACTCCGGGTTATGCTTATTGTTGAGTTGTTTATTCCTATGCTTTTGTTTCCGTTTATGTGCTGACTACTTTCATTTTCGCTCATAAACATTTCGCCTTTTGAATTTATGAGCCAGTTTAGGTTTACTTTGTATATGTCTTGCAAACTTTTCATCATATTTGCTTTTAGCTCTCTTGTTCCTAGCTCATAATTGCTATATGTGGCTTGCGTCATGCCTATTTTTTCTGCAAACTCTTTTTGACTGTATCTAAGATTTTCTCTTACTAGTTTAAGTCTGTCTTTCATCTTCTCACAACAAATTAAAATAAAATTACAATGTTTTATTGACATTTACAACAAAATGTTGTATTATCCCTAAATCTCTCCAAATCTTACCAAATTTACCTAAATCGCACTATTAGGGGGTTAAAAATGCGAAAAATCTACAGGTACATATATCTTAATACTGGTTGGCGTTGGGCTTTACGCTCGTACTTCGTCACTACTGTTTGCGGTGGCTAAAAGATGGCAAAGCGTGGACGACCTACAAAAAAAATGCTAGAGCGTCAAGGCTTGTTCGACTTTGGTGGCTTTAAACAATCTACTATAACAGATTTTACAAGCTCGGTAATCGTCTGCGCTGAAAAGCCAAAAAATAAAAAATCTTCTCGCCCTAAGTGGTGGGAAATGATAGGGGGTTGAAAATGAATGAGCTTATATTGGGAAAAATAAAAAAATTACTCGCTCTTAGTTTAAGCGATAATCCAAATGAGGCGGCTTTGGCGGCGCAAAAAGCGGTAGAGCTTATGAATACATACGGTGTAATCGAGGCTGATCTAGACGATAATCCATTTATAGAGAAAAAAATAGAGACCGAATATAACAGACTTCCAACTTGGGTTACAGAGCTATGGTCTCAACTTGGCTATGCCTCTGGTTGTTATGTTGTTTATTCGCATGTAAAGCAATGGCGAGGTAAAAAAGCTTATTTTAGGCTAGCTGGGCGCAAAGCGGATGTTGAGATTATGTGTTATATGGCAGAGTTTTTTGAGGCTGAAATAAATAAGAGGATAAAAATTGCAAAAGCTTTTTTCAAAAATAGTAGAAAGGAATTTAACTCCTATAAAGAGGGTTTAGCTGTAGGAATAGCTATACAAATCAAAGAGAGCCAAAAAACTTTCTTTGAACATCATAAAAGCGAGGGGCGTTCGTTAGTGCCGATAGATACGAAAGCCGTTGAGGCTGAAGAGTGGTTTTTGGCATTAAATGGCGTAAATCCAAAAATAGTTGATAACCAACAAACTGGAAGTTATTTTTTTGCAGGTATTAGAGACGCTAAAGACATTTCAATAAATAAAGGAATAAATGGCGGCAGTGATTTTATAGCTTTGTCTCATTTTGGTTCTTGA